AGCTTCGGAATAACAAGGATGCGGTCATCAACTGGCAATTCACCAACAAAGAGGCAAGAGTCAAGCTGAAACGACTTTATCCGTCAATTAACAATTAACATAACAATAGTTATTATTGCTTTGTTCATGACTGTTCGGTTTTAATTGCATTATTTTTCATTGTTTTTCTTCGTTCCATTAGTTTGTTCATATCTTCCGAGATTTTCTGGTCTGTAATTTGTGCATATCCTTGTGTGGTGGAAATATTTGCATGACCCATCATTTTGGCAATACTCTCAATAGAAAGCCCTGCTGAAAGTGCCAATGTCCCGAAACTGTGGCGACTTTGATGATAGGAGAGATTTTCTTTCAAGCCCATAGTAACTCCGATCTGATTAATATCGTACCAAATCATATCACGAACAGGCAAAGGAAATACCGGTTGGCTGTCATCTGTGGTATTATAGAGCAAAAGTATCTGTTCAGCTATCGGATGTAACGGTATAAATGCTTCCACATTGGTTTTCACCCTCTGTTTTCGGATATAGAGCCTACCGTCTGCTGTTTTTTCGATATGGTGTGGATATAGCCGGTGTATATCCACGTAGGCTAATCCGGTAAGTGATGAGAAAATAAAAGCCCTACGAATCAACTCCATGCGAGGTTCCGGCATCGGGGTTTTCATTATCTGTTTCAAATCGTTTTTGCTTATGTAACGATGCTTTGCCGGTTCTTTCTTCTCGTACCTTACATCTTCAAGTGGATTGCTTCTTAATACCTCTTGGTCGATGGCAATGTAGATAAGGCGATTGAGCCAAGTGATACATTTGTTGATATATCCTGATTTACGATCTTGATTTTTCAAGAAAAGTTTGAACGATTCCCCGAATTCTTCGGTAATATCTTCAAAAGCGATGTCTTCTATCCCTCTTGTGAGGAGAAACTCTTGAAGATTCCTTTGTGAAATCCCGGATTGCCGATAACTTGTGGTAGAGTTAATCTCTATTGAACGGATACGTAAACGTTCCTGCTCCACCTTGCCGGCTTCGAGTAGATTGGTTGGTATTGTATTTATTCCGACGATTGTATTTTTTAAAAGTTCACTGCTGATTACTCCCTGCTCTTTCAAAATATGCTCGTAGGTATGTTCGACACGATTACGGAACTCCGAAAGGCGGTTATTTTCTCTTTCCGTTTTGATGATGCCTTTCTTGGTATTCCAGTTTTCAGGTCGGCAATAGATACCTGTTGTAAGAACCGAAATTTTGCCGTCAATGCTAATTCGGCACATAACGGCTGTTGTGCCATCGGACTTTACTTTTGTCCGATTGATGTAGAATAATAGTTTGAATGTACTGCGCATTGTAATTATTGATTAAAGAATTAATACTAAATCATTGGTTGCCTCTATGAACTTGTCCATGTCCTCGAATAGCTTCTTTGGTGTAACTCTCGCATAGATTTGGGTAGTTTGAATATTGCTGTGTCCGAGCATCTGGCTGATCGTTTCTATTGGTACTCCCTCTTCGAGCGTGATAAGGCTTGCGAAGCTGTGTCTTGCTGTGTGATAGGTCATTGGCTGCTTTATATCCGCCATAATCCGCAAACCTCTTATGTTGGCTTGTGCCATTTCCGGTGATTGCATTGGGAACAGGGTATCCCTGTTTTCATCTTTGTATTTTTCAATCAAGGTAATTGCTTCGGGCAATAGTTTAACTCGTGCCCGATAATCTGTTTTCTTTCTTCTGTATTTGAGCCACAGATTGCCCTCTTCGTCCGAGAAAAGGTTCTCTCTCGTTATACGGACTACATCCGCGTAAGATGTGCCTGTGTAACAAGCGAAAAGGAATAAATCTCTTGTGAAACGGGTTGAAGGATAGTTTTTGGGAATCTCCAAGTCCCGTATTTTCTCGAAACTTTCCCTGCTTAATGCTTTGGGCGCCGTTTCTTTGTTTTTGGGTAGCTTGTAATGTGCAAAATGGAATCGTTCGGAAATTCCTTCTTTGAAAGCAATCTTGCAGATTTTCTTTAGGATAGCCAGATAATGACGAACTGTGACCATTGCATAACCCAATTCTCCCAAAACAAAATCCTGATACTCCCGAATGAATTGTTCATTCAGTTGACCGAAAGCTACATCTTTGGTTTTGAACTTCTTCTTAATGAATTTACCTAATGAACGATGAGTATATTTATAAGTTGCCAGAGTCGTTGGAGCAACATCAATTCCAATACGAGCTTTCAGCCCATCCATGTGCCGGTCAAGGAGAGCAAGCAGGGTTGTTTGTGTATTCATGTTTCCCTGATATAAATTCTTGACTGTTTCTGCATCAAAGGTTTTTTTACGTTCCACAAGGCTATCGAATTCCGAATGAACTCCTAACAATAACTTTTCGATTTTCTGATTAGTTTCAACTGCTTCACGACTTTTACCATCCAATCGGCTTTCACGAGGATTCCACAATGTGGGAATACAAGATAATTTACTGCTGAACTGTGCCATCGAATGGTTAACGGTAATCCGTCCCATGATGGGAGCTTTACCGGATTTGTCCAAACCGCTTTTTTTGAGGTAAAGCAAAACCTTGAATTTTTCTACTTTCATACGCTTATTTTTTAACTGGTAAAATTACCTATTCTATAAGCGCTCTTTGTTATGCAAAACATTGTGAATCAGAACAGAAGAAACTGTTTAAACTTCTCTTATTCGCATTCTGTTACCTATTTTCATTTCGGTAACAATCCGACTAACGGTTTGGTAACTGAATAAGTTCAATATTCTTCCGAAATCTGAATATCGACACAAAGCAAAAAAGAGAAAAACAACTCATTTCTAACCGATTACGTTTTAGTTTCATCATTATGCTTTTGCTCGTTTTGGGACCTATTACTCATTGCTTTCGACATACATTTGCCACTTTACAGCTAAGTAAAGGTACCGATATTTATACTGTATCCAAACTACTTGGTCATAAAGATTTGAAAACTACTCAAATATATGCTAAGGTTCTTGACCAAACAAAAAGAGATGCTGTTGAACGTATAATATTAGAACTATAACCATGAAAGAAAAAATTATTGAGGAGTATCGTAATGCACAATGTGATGTAGACCTATACATTGTTGAAGAAATACAGCAGAAAATACATTTGGGTTTTACGTCTGAAGAGGTTAAAAGTGATTTATTAAAAGAGCATAGGTGTAGATTGAATAACTCACATTATGCTGGAGTCATTAGTAAATATTTTGAGATTGTCAATGACTTTGGGCAAGGAAATGACTCCTCATCTTTGTTTGCGAGTTTAATATCATCGCAGGAAAATGCAAAAGCAAGTGATGACTTCTATGGCCTTTTCTTATCCATGCTAATAGTAGACAGACTTAAAGTAAAACCAAAGTCAGAGGAGATAGAGTCAAAGTCGGAGGAAAAATGTAAACCTGAATTTACTATTGAAGAAATAGCGATGATTTGTTACCTTGAGGGTAAGCCATTTGATAGTAAAAAAGCTGATAATATTATTAAAAAATACGGGTTGTCTTCAGGTAAAAAGTTATACATGAAATATAATAAATTTTTGCATACTAAAAACTTTTTAAATGGAATTGGTGACCTCTCAGATGTCCAATATAAAAACCTGATTAAAAGGTTTGATAATATTATAGATGCTTTAGATGATAATGCAAAACAGAAAGCTGAAGAATTGAAGTTAAGAGTAATTAATAAACGAGATTAATTTTGTAACCGGTTATTAACCGGTTCATTGATTTTAGACAACTTACCTTTGTCGCATAATTATAATAAATATGCGACAACTATGAACAATTTATCTTTTGACAACCTACCCAATGCAGTGGAAAAACTCGGTAAAGATGTTGCCGAGATAAAACAGCTTATCCTACGAATTCAAAGCGGTAACTCCACTCAACCTATACAACAAGAAGAACTCTTTAATATAAAACAAGCAAGTGAATTTCTTGGGCTCTCAAAGTCTACCCTTTATAGATATTCGCAGAGTGCTCAAATCCCTGTGCTCAAACAAAGTAATCGTCTTTATTTTCCAAGGGGCGAGCTTTTGGAATGGCTGAAACTTGGTCGCAAAAAAACTTTGCATGAAACCGATATTGAGGCGAATAATTACTGTAAACAATTAATAAATAAAAAGGAATACAAATGAGCACCTTAAATAACAAAAATAAACAACATTTAGAGTTACTTGATGACCTGCTATCGAAACTGGAGCCTATAGATTTTCATCAAGAGGTATATCCATATCTATATGAAGATGTAGCGATAGAGGTTGAAAATCAAAAAATGATGAAAGAATTAAAACTTGAGGAACGGCATTATCTTATTGTCTGTATTGAGAAAGTATGTCAGTTAGCCAAGGAGAATGATATGGGATTGTGTCAAAATAATTTTGTCACCTATATATATAATGGCTCCTATTGGTTAATACTTGAAGACAAACAATTAGAATTTTTTTTAGGCAAAGCCGCTGGTCAATTGGGTATTGACAAATATGAAAGTAAATATTATCAATTCAAAGAAAAACTTGTTAAGCAATTTTATGCAAGTGCCTATATATCAGATAGAATTTTTGATAAAAACAGAGTGTTAGTTAATCTACAAAATGGAACATTTGAAGTTACAGCTAAAAAGCAGGACTTACGACCATTTAATAGCAATGATTTCTTAACATATCAACTGTCATTCGAATATAATCCGACAGCAACTGCTCCAATATTTGAAGAGTATTTGAATCGCGTATTGCCAGATAAAAGTTGTCAAAATGTATTAGCAGAATATTTAGGTAGTATTTTTATTCGCAATGGAAATGATATATTGAAGTTAGAAAAGGCTCTATTACTTTATGGCACTGGTGCTAATGGAAAGTCAGTGTTTTTTGAAGTAGTTAATGCCTTATTGGGTAATGATAATATATGTAATTATTCATTGCAAGATCTTTGTAATCCTAATGGATACTATCGAACAAAAATAGCTAATAAACTGATTAACTACGCAAGTGAAATAAGCGACAAAATGGATACGACCATATTAAAACAACTTATATCAGGGGAGCCTGTAAGCGCAAGAGCATTGTATAAAGACCCCATTAATATTACAGACTATGCCAAATTGATATTCAACTGTAATAGTCTACCTGTCAGCGTAGAGCATAATAATGCATTTTTCCGTAGGCTCATCATTATACCTTTTGACGTTACTATTCCCGAAGAAGAACAGGACAAGTCTTTACATATCAAAATTATTCAAAACGAACTTTCAGGTGTTTTTAATTGGGTAATTGAAGGATTGAAGCGGCTGTTGCTCAACAAAAATTTTACTTCTTGTGCAATAATAGACGATGCTATTCAAAGGTATAAAATAGATAGTAATAGTATAAAAAGTTTTCTTGTTGAAAACGAATTTGAACCAAGCTACAGAGGTAATAAGATAAATCTAAATATACTTTATGACCAATATCTTGTATATTGTAGCGATAGCAGAATGAGACCGTTTGGCAAGAAAAATTTTTCAAAACTTTTGGAGTCCGAGGGCTTTGAAAAGGTTAAAGCTAATGGCGGTGCAACTGCGTTTTCTATTCAAAAAATAGAAAGTCCAGAATAGTTTTATAAAAGTATTAACATTTTTAACTAAACAAATTATGCCGAATTTTTTATCCTCAAAAGTTAGCCTTTTTCGCAATGCAAAAAGTACCAAGCCTATTAAAAACATACCTATTGCTGATTTTCTCGTTGGCAAAGAGTATTCCGATAAGTATAGTAAACTTATTGCAGATATTAGAAGCTGCGAAGACAAAAGGCGTAGAAATGAACTCAAAAAGAACCTGCCTGCGATTACTCCGAGTGGTATTTTCAGTATGCGTAACGATAGTGGATTGAATAAGCATAACGGTCTGATATGTATAGATATAGACAAAAAGGACAATTCCATAAGTGGTAACGAACTAAAATCAGCTGTTGCGGACTTCCCATTCGTTTCCTATTGCGCTCTTTCAGCAAGTGGCGATGGTTGTTTCGCATTAGTGCCCATTAGCGCTCCAAAATGTCACTTATTACATTTTGAACAGCTAATTGATGACTTTCTAATGTGTGGGATAAATATTGACCGTTCCTGTGGTAACCTTTCGCGTTTGAGGTTTTATTCTTATGATGATGCACCATATATTAATGAGAGGGCGGATATTTATTCAGGAAGAAAAGAGCTTGGTCATATTGAAAAACCACGCAGTGCGCTAATTAATAGAGATCCTAATTCACATAGCTATAAGGATTTTGTAAAATTTTTATTAGAAATAGAAAAACGCCAAATAGATATTACGGCCAATTATAAAGATTGGCTTACTATATGTTGCGCCATAGCCTCCAATTTTGGAGAGCTTGGGCGCAATCACTTTCATCGCATTAGTAGCTTTTATCACGACTATAAGTACGAAGAATGTGATAAATTATATGACTCATGTCTAACAGGTAAGACAGGACATATTAAAACTATTGCTAAAATAGCAAATAAATATGAGCGCATATTGATGATTATGTATCAACGCATTATTTGTAAGTCGGGTTAAAGAAGCGTAATGGACTGATATGACCTTTCTTTCTAATTGGTGTTTGTCTATTTTGGTATAATGATAGTATCGTACTGTCTTTGACATCTTTCCCTATAAATTTATACCTTCCTGAAACAATCGTAGAGTCTACCCACCTTTCGAAAGTAAAAACAGCACGAACAACACCTTTATATTCACATAATACAAAATCAATAGGTTTTAGTTTTTGCTTTGCTCCAAGACACCAGCTTTGACAAGTTGCTTCGTATAGTGGGATACTTCTTTCTATAGCTTCAGTATATGTTTGGTTCAGGTTAATTAATAACAGGTTATGCTTTAAATTATCAATATCAATATGCTCCCCACAATACAGTTGCTCTATTTCATTGACAGTTTTTATACCCTTGCTGTACTGGTCGTGTCCTGAAACGATATTTGAGATAGCAGCTAAATGCTCAAAGTCAGAGTATGTAAATAGGTCTATAAGTGTAGACTCTATCTCATAGGCTGTTTCTTGTGTCAGATTTGAACGCACAATATAGTATTTGACGTTTAATCCATTATTGAGAATATCTCTAATTGTTGAGAGTTTCTCATTTTTTGCATTTGTTTCTATGGCACACTGCAAATGCTCAAAGACTCTGTTGCCACATCCTTTACCTATGTAAAAGATTTTGTTTGTGCGAGGGTCAATAAGTAAATAGACGTAAAAGCCTATCATCTCGATTGTTTTTGTTGAAAAATGACTAATCATAGTTTTAACTTTTATTGATTAGCTATATATTCCAACAATTGGTATTGAAAAGGTGCGAACAGTAACTGTTTACCATCCCTGCGGTTTTGGCGAACCTGAGTCTATAAACAAGTTAAAGCTCGCACCAATAGTACGAGCATTTACTAACTTATTCCAAGGACTCAATAAAATCGCCAAATTTCAGGGAGTTGGAATAATAGCTAATGCTATTAATATTTTCTTATAATAGTAGCCACAAACGCCTTGCTTTTGACTACGCAACAAAGATAGGACATTTTTCGTTATCAAAGAAACGTGGCAGACTGATACCGTCTTTTTCTTATAGTATCTACTTATTTCGATAAAATGCTAAAAATTCTAATTATATTTGCAGTGTTCTTTGGAACAAAAACTTTTAGAAGTTATGAAAAGTGCTTTATACTCGTGAAATTGCCTATTTCAAAACAATGTATATGCAAAGCACAACAGACGCTCATAAATAGAGCGTTCAATAAAATGCAGTTGCGTGAATTTTAGTTAATAATAAAACTATATATAGTAGTAAGTTAAATTATAGCTATGAGTTATTATCTATGACGAAAATTGTAAATGTGTGTTAAATATTATGGGTTATTGAAGCTCATTAATGATAATGGTGTTTTGTCCACTATGTTACATAAATTTAGAGGCTACTGAAACGCGAATGAAATGATTTTAGGATAAGATATTATGTGTTCATGTGATAAATAAAGAATTTATAGTTCAAAGTTGAAAAAGTTAATTTTGTTAATTACTAAAAAGAACTTTTCGAGAATGAATTTCCTTACACATAGGGATTTATGCTTATTTGGATGGAAATGTGTGTTTTTGTCCTCCATTTGTCCCTCAAATATAAATATTAACACCAATATCCTTAGTTTCAAATGCTTTAATGGCGATGCTCAATTTCTGTATCGGAAAATAACTCTCGATTAGCAACAATTATAAAACATATATTATTGATTAAATCGGCTGATAATCAGTCGATTTTTTATTTTTAAAATTCTCGAAATCTACTGTTATATGTGGTTGTTCTTC